CATTAGTATCTTCGCACTGTAGATTAAGTGTCTTGCGTACAGTATGCTTGAAGTCACTTGATAGAGCAGGATTAAACGATGTTATAGAACTATAAATTGATTGATCTATAATATCAAACTCTTGTATACCAGTTGTTAGGGTACCTGAGAGTGCAGAAGAAGCTGCAAACGTGGTGGCTGGTATATCAATTAGTGTAATAAATACTGCTTCAGGGGTACTAACTTCAAAGTTTGGACCGGGAAAAGGAGGACTTGATGCTAATTTCTGAGTTGTTGTATACTCGCTATTACTAATTGTAAATAAATGATCCAACCGAATACCTTTATTTTTTTCATAAAGATTGGAATCGAAAACTAAATATTCAGCTGTATAGCCTGCGAATTTAGAGAAGTACTCTACAGCAATTTGAATATTTTCATATAATTGATCAGAGTGTATCTCAAGTGAGATTAATGGATAACCTAAGCTTCTCTTAATACGATCACCTAGTCTATCATAACATTCAATTTTGTTATTAAGATTCGTAGATAAGAAAGCTGAGACTGGTAATACTTCACAGACTAAAGACATACATATATTTAGTCTTTAGTGTAATATTAAGCTGCAGGAGGAGCTTCAGGAGTTTCAGTTGCAGTAGCTTCAGGAGCAGGAGCAGGAGCTTCTTGACCTACACCACCACCCTCGCCACCTACAGCAGCAGGACCGCCGCCAAACTCAGGTGGTATTCCACCGCCAGCTTCAGCACCACCTATTTCTTCACCAGCACCAAGAGATGCAGCAATAACCTGTTCTTTCCATGCAGGTCCTTGAGCTTGAATTTGTGATAACTCCCATTGCATCTCCGCATCTTTTCTCAAGAACTCTCTATTTGCGAGGATGTCTTTATCTTTCCAACCTAAATATTTCTTTTGTGCAAATGTAGAAGAGACAAATTCATTAGCTGCTAAATTATTAAAGTTAGCAGCTTTGAGTTCTAAGCGTTGATTTTCACGCATCTCGTAGAAGTTAGTAGGTACATTAAAGTCTACTTCGAGGTTATTAGCTGTAAATTCAAACTTATTCCAGATACCCTTCAACTTAAGATGGGTAATAAATCCCTTCTTGATACCAGAAGCAAACCGTTGTTGCTGCCTAATAATAAACTTTGCAAACTTAAGCTCTTCACGTAATATATCTGTACCGTCTCTAAACGAATCCTCTGGATCAAGACGTGAAGTAGGTACCTTAAGTGATCTATAAAGCTTCTTAATGAAGTACATTAAGTCAGCTAGTTCACCTAAATTAGCACCACCGGGTAATTGTGTAACAGAAGTACCTTCCGAGCCTTGACGTTTTGCAAACCAGAAGGCGTCGAGCATCGACTGAGGATTAAACTTCTTAACTACATCGGCTTGATCCAAGTCGAAAGTCTTACGAGACCAATATTGCTGAATAAGCTTTCTAAGATAAGCTTCAGCTTTTGGTGGAGCCATATTGCCAACATCAACGTTAAATACTAGTCGCTCAGGTGCACGTACTAGTCTATATATAACAATCGAATCTTCAATAAGGGATAACTGTCTAAATGGACGGCGCGCATTCTCCAGGAACGGCAGAACAAAGTTCTTAGTATCATTGTATACACCTGAATTAACATAGATGATTTGATTTTCATCCATCGGTATAAACTCTATTTTTTCAACTTTATTGGGAGAATTTGGATTGAATATTGGCTTACGATATATAAAGCCTTTAATAAGCATGTTTTGTACATTACTATAAACCGGGTCTATAACCTCGGCAGGTAGGTTGATAACACCTAAAACACCTTCATCTACATAATCTTCGTGAATAATTTGCTCAAAGAATATTTCACCTTCGACTAACAACTGTCTAAAGTACTGCCAGCCTTTAGTTTTAAGATCGTAAAGTTCTGAGTACTTATTAAATTCGTCTTCTATCTCTTCTTTTTCTGATACTGTTAGATCTACATCTTTAAGATAGAGGTTAACAATACGACTTGTATCGTCGGGGTTAATAGTCTCGTCACATATTTCATCTAGCGCATCAGCTACATCGGAGTATGCAGCTATCATTCTATAATCTCTTAAACGACCGCCCTTATCTTGTTGAATGTTTGCGTACATTACATCGCCGAAGGATGTATCTTTACCTATACTACCAATCGGTAGATTATTAAAATCATTAGAAAGGGATACAGAGTTTTTTGCTAGAGCTTCTGCGCGTCTTATGCCTGTTTTAGCAAAGTATTTATACTTAGGATTAATATCATCATTATCATAAGTTACGTTAGAGTAAGGAAGTCTATTTTGAATGTAGGAAGCAAGCGTTCTTCCAAAAGTAGATGCACGGCCGTCATTACTTACATAGTTGCGATTTTGATCAGGGGATGTATCCATCTTTGTATATTTATATCACGGTTATAATTGAGCCATTTATATTATTGGTCGTACTCCAACCAGCACTATTTGCTGTAATAAAGGTAAATTTACCTGTTGAGCTTAAAAGATTTCTCGGCAGGGAGATGTTAACAGTATTGTCACTCAATACATTATAATAAACGCTAGGTAGCTTATATCCACTTATTTGTGGTGATTTCGCAGTATTAATTTGTGAAAAATTAATGAAAAAGTTTGTCGTATTTGAACTTAGATAAAAACTATTGTTATATTCAAAGCGTTTACCATACAGTAAGAAGTTGTTATCGTAATTATTATCTATATTAAGACTGCCATCTACTCGAGTATACGTGCCTGTTGTTGTATAGAATAAATTTGTAAATGTCGGTGTGCCTGATATAGTAATAGTATCAGTATAGGTTTTATCATTAGTGTCGTATGCGCTTAATGTATTATAATCATCTAAACTGTATATTTTATTTTTTAAATCCAGAGCATAAAAATTGGCATCTATTTTATAAATCATACCCTGCGGATTCTTTACCTCTCTAAATAACCAACCCTTAATAGTAAAGGATGTATCTACTACTATTCTAAATTTGTCTGAAAAAGTAGTATCGGTAGGTGTAGAGTAATTTAAATTACCATCCCAAAGTACTTCTGATCTTATTTCTTGTGTATATTCAGCTCCGTATTCAGATGGTATAGTCCATGAAAGTATAATGTAAGGATTATTATACGGTACAAAATTTGAAAGAATTTGATCTACATCGGTCATGTACCGTGCTAATATTGACATATTAACAGTAATATTAATAGGTATTGGCGGCGGTACTTTCGCAGCTATACGCGGATAGTCTGTCTTTGTAGCTGGTAGATAAACATCTGCCAGTTTATTAAAGACTCTAGATTCATCTCGCGAAACACTTGCTATATCTATAGCTATAACAGGTAGAGTAAGATTTTGTGCCTTATTGACAATATCATACATTACTCTCTGCTTAGGAGCTAGTACATATCGCACATCTATCGTCTCACGCACTGTTCTGTTACTATCAACTCGCTTAATAATAACATCATCAAAAGCTGCAACAAACTGCGTCAAGAGATCATGTATCTCGTAAAAATATCCGGTATTTTTCAATCTGTATATATTTAATTAAACAAACCGATTGATGAAATATTTTGGTAGCTTTTGTCTATTTGCTATAACACTTTCAACGATAGCACCATCTAGGATGTATGTAACGCAGTGATCAGAAGGTGAACGTACACCTCGCCCGCATGACTGTACTAGAGAGCTTAACATTTTATTAATATACCAGTTCTTATCTACCTTCATCATCTTCTCTACGCGCTTATCATTTAGTGGCAGATATGGAGCCTTGATTATAATTTGAAATCTTGCTAGATCGTCTTTTAGATCTACCCCATACGACATTGACGGAGATATTAATACCGTTGGTTCAGTTGATAGTAAGTGATCGTTTAGTATGTTTTCGTTACTTACACCTGGCTCGCGATATAGATATCGCTTACCATTCATTGTACTTTGTAAGAACGATGTAATTGTATTAGTATGAGTATGTATTAGTCCCTTTTCATTTTTATGCAGATTACATATCTCTTCTATCTGCTTTTTAATCTTAGGTAGATTCTGCTTAAGATTACCATGACTAAGCTTTACTTTTGTATTAACATAAATTGGAGCGTGCTTCGCATCAAAGGAAGACTCCACTTCAATATATTTGTATCTATCAATACCTAAAGTCTTACAGAAATTTCCATGATCAATTATGGTTGCGGATAACAGGATAATACGTGTACCGTGCTTGAAAAGATTTTGTGCTAGCTTATCAACCTTTAAGGGCTTGAAGGTAATACCCTTGGCATCTGTTTCATATATGTATTCACTTTCCATCCACGTTTCGAGAATTAGAGTCAACTTAGAGTATAAGTTAATAAGAAAAAGTAGCTCTGCCTTTCTTTCGTTTTCAGACCCTTTCTTTTTACTCTGAATGTCTGCCTTTAACTCGTCTATTCTGTCATGTATACGAATAGACATGCCCCCAATCCATCTCTCCACCTTGCTATGATCTGTAATAAATGGTAGAATATCAATCTGATATTTTTTCAATAAACTGAAGTTAATCATACACGAAAAGTGTTTAACAAGCTGCTCCTCAAGCTCTGAAGCCTCATCGCATATGATATACTCTCTGCTCTTTAAATGATCAGGTAAAGAGAAAAACATTGTATAGTTAAGTGTCGCGAACTGCGAGGCTAATGCAGTATTTCTAGCATTGTAATATGGACACTTATTTTTTGACCAGCAATCTTCTTTAAGACTCTTAAGATGTATACAAGGTGCAAGATCTACAGAGTATCTATCGTCAATTGCGCACTGATAATTTGACTTACCCTTTAAAATTTCAATATCGTCAAAGAGACGTTTATACTGATCTTGCAGAGCTTTAGTAATAGTTAACGCAATTGCACCAAACGGCTGCTCCTCCAGGCACTCGTCAGCATTAGCATATCCTCCGCCTTGCGATTGTTTATAGGCAGCATAACTATAAATTAACTCTTTAAAGTTATCCGATGGCCGCGTAGATACGTTACCTAGAGTTTTAGAAATGAAAGACTTACCTGAGCCAGTAGGCGCATTACAAACGATAAATTTATAACCATCTTCAAAGGCTGTTTCTATCTCCTTAAGTATTTTGACCTGATGAGAACTAGGAGTAAATTCTGCAGGAAAGTTTTTGAGTATACCGGTTAGCACACTATCATTATAGTCTTGTACTGCTCAAAGGCAAGATAAACATAAAATTATCGTATAGCTTCGATGAATCTGTTTTATTAAATAGCTTCAATTTTGAGTGCGCATCTGTATCAGGCTTACAAAACGATGACAGTGTATAATTAAAAAGGACACCATCCTTATAATTTTGTGCGCCAAAGGGGTATGGTATTTCATAAATCTTATTCCCTGATTTTACTGTTTCCAATACTAACTTTATATAGAACTGTTTAATGTTAAACAATTTCAACTTCCCTCTCTTGAGGACTTTTTTTTCTGTGCTAATGATTATATCCTTAAGAAGGAGTTTTTGAAGTATGTGTTCTAAATGCTGCATAATATTATGAATTCATAAAGGCTATTTTTTGCTCCGGTGACATGATATATATGTTTTCATTAAAGAACTTCCAGAACTCTTGATTGGCAGGAACCTCTTGAATTAAATTACACTGCTGCATATTAACATTTCTATAATCCTGCATTAGGATATCCCAAACAACAATTATATTATCTCTAGCTTCATTTACTTGTTTACCTCCTTGCGGTGGTCTATAGTTTAATGAGACACGACCGTTAATAGAATTAAGCAAGCTATAGCTCTTAGTACACCACATGCGACGTGTTGGTAGCCTACCAGCTACGGGTATCTTTCTAACAAAACGTATTTCACATACATTGTTAAGAAGAATACTATCAAGAGTTGATCTCTGGACTATCATCGATTTGTTTACAGATCCCGAATAATCTATTTTCGTTTAAGAAGATTCCCTGCTTAACCTTACCGTGTCCATCGATACTAATATTTGAAATAGTAATTCCGAGGTTGTTTGGAAAAATTACAATGTCGCCTTTTTTGGTATACTTAGCTTCTGGTCCAGCTAAAATTACTTTGGCTTTTCTCCACGCCTTACTAATTGCGTTAGTTGGAATAAAAATACCATTACGCATAATATTGTCACCATCTGCAGTCATGTCAACATACTCTACAAGAAGAATATCATCAAAAATAAACGACAGGTTAAAATCATCAAGTCCAAAATCACCTGATGAATGAGAACTCAAATCAATAAGAGATTTTTGTGTTGGTAGTTGATCGATATTAGCAGCCATATTTTTTATTTAGCTAGATGCTCTTGTAAGTCAAGGTAAAAGTCAATCTCCCTCTTAGAAAGAAAATTAGAACCCGCAGCCATATATAAACTATTATCTTCAGGCTTTTCCGCTTTCTTTTTTTTCACGTAAGATATTTTTTTATAACTTACTTTTGGTATCTGATTATAGTAATATTTAAAAACGGCATTCTTATCTTCTGATACATAAGCTGTCTTATTAAGAATATCATTTGTAAAAATAGCTTGGTCTCTACCATAAAATGAAAGCCATCTATTAATCATAAAGGGTTGAAAGCTTTGAAGACCTTCATGATCTAGATCTTCAAAACTATCACCTTTACGAAAAAAGAACAGCTTATTAATTAGCTGAAATAGGTTCATACTATAACCTTAGATGTTGCAACAAAGATATCAGCTACTTCTTCGTTGAACATTTCAATAACACTCTCCATAAAGGCAGTTACCAGCTTATCTTCTAGATGGGTAGAATAAGCAAAGCCTGGAGCCTTCTTCCCAGCATTAATATTAATACCTGTATGCCCGATCGCTACGTTGCTAGCAGAGTAAGTAATAGATACACTTACCTTACCTGACTCATATTCTTTACGATCAGAGCCAATAAACTTATCGTGTACAATAAGATCGTCACCACGAAGACTAATTTGCTTATCGATAAAGGATGTAAGTATCGTAGCGACATTAGCATTAAACCAACGCTGAAAAGCTACAGCACCCACAGGACATAGGTTAGGAATCTCCCAGCAGAAGTTAATAGCATCATCACTAAAGATGTAATCCTTCGATAGTGAATCTTCAAGATCGATCAAGTTATCGCTTACAAACATTGGAGATCTAAAAGCTACAATGTTACCGTACGGAGATACTTCTTTATTAAAAAAGCGGTATGCAAAACGGGAGTGAATCAAGTCACCATTATATATCGGATGTTCAATAATCATATCGTTATTATAACTTATACATCTAATTCTTCAAGCTTTATATTTTTAAAAAGTATATTTCCTTCATATTGCTCCATATGACTCCACACTTCTACAAACCCTGCTTCGTTTAAAAAATTTGTAAATTCATCTCGAGTTATAACCCCCTTATAGGTTTCTATTAATGCAACTTCTGTATGTATATATCTTGTTTTGCTTAATATTTTGGGTGAGTTTTTTAAGACAACAGGTTCGAATCCTTGTAGGTCGAGCCACATAAAATCAATAATATCCAATTTTTCATTAATATACCACTCATCTAGATTAATCGTATTAACTTCAATTTCGCTATTAAACGTTATATCACTATATACCTCTAAGTGAGCTTTAGGCTTGAGTAGAGATGAAGATCCCCACGCGCTCCCACGGTTATCACTTACATTAATAATACTCACCCCTGTAATATCAGATAGAGCAAGATTTGATAAAATTACATTTGTTCTATCAGATAATTTACTTTTTGTAATGTTGTATAATTCAGGTATTGGTTCAAAGGCATATAGTTTACCGGTGGTTAGGAAATCACTGAAGATTTCTGTATCTGTACCATCCGATGTGCCAGCTTCAACTATTGTTGAATCTCTATCTAAGTGTGTATATAACCACTGTTTAATATATTGGTCCATTATTGTATAAATGATTTAAGGTTAATTTCTTGATAATAATCTTCTAGAAAGATTTCTTTACTAGGTGTAAAGGGTGTATTTAGTAGGTTGGGAATTTCATTGACAGTTTTAAAAGTCCTACATGTATGTAAAAGTTCGGGGTAGTAGTGTAATAATTTATCTGTAACTTGCTGAATAACTACAGTATTAAGATGTCTGGCTTCATAATGTCTAATATTAACGAATGTGCCTGTACCGAAAGGGTTAAGTATATATTTAACACTATTAATTTTATTAATAAACTCATTATAGCTAAGAGTATTATTTGTTACAATTGCTTCAAATTCTATTGGTAAATTTATTTTTTTAATATCTTCTATTATACATGATCGATTTTGATATTGCTCACCATATATACAGCCTAAAAAAAGAAGCTTATCTGCTTTTTCTTCCCACGGTATTGGTTCTTGCAATTTAGTATCTCGTGAAATAAACTGTTTGCATGGAGTTGCATCTTTAAGTATGTGAAGGTCATCTATATCCGCTATAAATTGATACTTATTATGTATTGTATTAAATTTGTTTTGAATGTCTTCATTCCACGGGAAGTGTGAATTAAAGATCTTTTCATAATTAAAAGCAATTACACGAATATTTTTACTATTTAAATGATTAATAAAGTTAGGATCAGCCCATATTTCAGCATTATGGTGTTCATGAAGGATAAATAAACAACTTATATCAGAGGATATAAGTTGTTGTAAGCTCTCTATATGAAAAAAATCACTGTCATTAAATGTGTTTTTTAGACCACTAATAATATTTGTAAAAAATGTTGTAGTGTCACTATGCTTAAGTTGATGTAATATACCTATTTTCATAATATGTGAGAATTTAAAAAGAACGGAGCTGTTGGAAAACACATATTATAAGGTGTGTCTCTAAATAGAAAGTTTTTTGGTTGGTATATGACTGTTTTATTATAAATTGCAGCTGTTAGGCAGAAAGTTGAATTAGAACAGATAATATTTTTAGCAAGATGTAATGTAAGCCAGTCTATAAAATATAGATTAGCGCTATATTCAAAATCGAGTAGGGGGAATTTTTTTTGTAAGGTGGGTATGTTTGTTAAGAAGTTTATATCCTCAGTGAAGATATAAACCTTTGTTATTTCTTCATAATTATTTACCATATGCTCTAAACATTCTATATAGTAGTCTAGACTAATTCTAACATCACCCCACTCATTTGGGTAATTGGCAAAATCTGTACCTCTATAATGCAAACATATAGAGGTATTGTTTATTATTTCTCGCTGCTGATTACGTACACTTTCTAATAATTCCTTTTTAAATTTGAGAGTTTTAAATATTTCATACGATGGAAACAGCGGTGTATTATGAAACCACCCACCAACCCAAAAATTGTCCGGGAAATTAATCTGCTTATTATAGAGTAGATTAAGTGAGCTTAATAAATTTCTCCTATCTTTATCTTTATAAATTTCTATATCACCGCCCCATTCCTCATCAAATAAATTAACAATTTCTTCGGGAGGGTCGCATTTATATTCACTTAAATCAAATATTTCATCTAAATTAGAGTCTGTTGTTATACGTAGGTTTAAGTTTTGTAAAGAGCTTAAATTAAGGCAAAATAAAAGATGTAATATATGATTACCAAAAGAAGCGTTTGGACCACATACTGTCATGTGCTCCTGACTTGTATAGATTGTTTTTAATCCTTTATTAGACATGTTTGTCTGCCAGTAAAAATTAATTTATAATTACTATCTATTAAGTAGGGTACAAGCAGAGCGCCCTTACCGTTCATACCGTTAGGATCAATAAAAAAGCCGCTGCTAGAATTAAACCCAACATCTGTATCATCTATTAAAATAATATGTTTGGTGTTAAGCTTATCATACGCTGCATGGTAAGCTTCTAGATGCTTTTCACTTGCATCGCTGTGATCAACATCCCACGCGTCTAAAAAAAGTAAATCAATTTTTTTATCAAAGTTTTTTAAGAACTCTATACCATCACCATTAGTAACCCTCCACTTATTATTTAAATTGAGAGTTTTAAGTAAATCTCGTGTTAGATCGGTAGACTCACTATTAATATCGACACTATAAAACTCTTCACAAGCAGGAGCTAATATTAAACTGCTATGCCCTTCCATACAGCAACCGTGGCTATAATCATCTATATGATGGTTAATAGGTGTTCTATTTGTACCTATTTCAACTATAACTTTAGTTTTAAATTTTTCAAATATTTCTAAAGCCTGTTTAAGATACGTATAAGGCTTGTCACGCTTGTCCCAATCAACACTATTCATATATTTTTATTTACAATAGTGTCTAATATATGCAACTACATCCACGAGCAATCCCACATATGGCAACAGAATGTTTCTTTTTTAATGTATGAAGTATAGTTGTTTCCTTTATTTTTACAAATATTAAAATTAGGGTAAGGGTATAAAAATGAATTAGGTAGCGCTACTATATTATCGAGATGTATATTTTTAAATAATTTTCTTGTTGTGAGATAAGGTCCTGTTGTGTCAATTACTTCCATAGCATCCCCGCATTTTACTTCTTTATCTAAATTTAACATATCCTCTATAATAGGGCTTTTTATACTACACCCTATAATACTATTAAGAACAGTGGGTTCACGGTCGTATGCTATTCCACAAAAAAAGTCTAAATCTAATAATTCGGTAAAGGGTCGATTGATAATAAAATCTGTATCACAATAAATACCACCAAAATTATATAAAATTTCCAGACGCAATAAATCTGACTTTTGACCAAAATTAGGAGTTTTTAAAAATTGGTTGTAATTTTTAAATGACGGTAAATTTTGTATTGTATCGTCAGTCCATAAAATATAATTCCAATTATCAGGAAGACTTTTTCTTATATTATCACATTGTTGCTTTTGCTTTAACGGTATATTACCACCGAGCCATATTTGATGTATCGTTTTTGGTATAACTTCCTTCTGCTTTTGTCTTGTTTTTATATTATCATATAACGTTTTAAGACTATCCCATTTATCTTCCAATTCTCGCTCTGTATTATAATAAACCGAGTTAGACATTGAAGATTCAAAACTAGGCCAATTATTTTTCATTTGTTAGTCTATTAAGTATTTGTTTACACATACCTTCAAGTGTGAAGTATTGCTGATATATTCTTTGACCTTGTTCTAACATTTCTTTTTGCTGCTCATCAGATATACAGGTCAATTTATCCTTTAATTGATTAATATCATTTTCATGTATAAGTATACAAAAACTACTCCAATCAATAACATCTTCAAAAGGAAACCACCTTTTGTCATATATAATAACAGGTATTGAATTAAGCTGTATAGCTTCATATATTCTAAAACTCTGCGCTCCGTATCCACGTGGACATAGGGTAAATTTTGACCGCTTGGTTGTATCTATAAATGTAAGTAATCTATCATTAGATACCTGAGGTGTCCAGTTTTGTGGTGAAAAAACAATATCTAAATCAGTATGATATAGTCTATATATTTTTTCTCTTAAAGATCCTTCAATTATTGAACCTACAAAAGAACAAAATATATCTTTTTTAACAGGAATTAATAATTGAGGATCTAGTTGTGAGCATATTAATGGTATTGGTATTCCATTGGTATTACCACCTGCCTCAAAACTTAGCGTATTATTTGGAAGCCTTTCTGTAACAGCATCATCATGCTGTGATATAGTAAAGTATTTACCTATAGGTAAACAATCTAAATAAGGCTGTATTAAATGTCTATTTATATTTGTAATATAAACATTAGTCCAGAATACGGGTATAAGAGTATAACCAGTTTTATCAAAACTTTCCTTATTATTTAAATAAAAATTATAAAAATATTCTTCCAAGTATTTTCCTTGATGATAGGGCGGATAAACAGGGTAATCAGCAGGCGGTCTTAAGTTTTTAAAATTAATAGACATAATATTATTTTATATGGAATTGTAATATGCATTAATAGTATTAACTACCATGTTATTAACACATTTTTAGGATGTGTTTGTGGAATTTCTCTATTAACTTTTACTTTATGATTTTTAATTTTTTGGATAAACTCTTGATGACTATAACCATTCATGTTATTATATATCATATAGCAGTGTTGTGAATTATTAACTACTCTATCTATATACATATCTTGAATATCTTTTGCGCATTCAGAGAAAGCATAATTACTAATTACAAGATCCGGAGCTATATTTGCAAAGTCTTTTGTACCATCAATGTACTCTAATTCTACATCGTCTAACTTTAATGCTGTGATGTACTTGCGGACAAGATTGACGACCGGATCGAGAT